GCGATCGGGAAGCTCTTCAGAGTCATGAAACCAGAACTCCAGCAGATCCTCCAAGTCATAGACCTTCCGGCGATGGAACAGGTTTTGATCCCCGTTCTTGTCAGCAAAGCCGTACTTGGCGCAAAGACGATTGAAAATCGGCAGGTCAAAAGCGCGGATGTTTTTCCCGGCGGCAATGGGCGCCGTCGTGAAACTGTTCCCCTTGGGATTGAACCGCTTGATGAAAGAACAGAAAGAACGCCAGACCGCTTCCTGCTCAGGCGCAGCCCTCAGCTGGTCACGCGTCTTGCCGTTGACGGCCAGAGCCTGGTCTTGCAGGAGGGAGAAATCGGTCGGCTTGCACAGGCTGTAGAATGTGCCATCCGGCACTACCGACAGAGTCCTGGGGTTGATGGCGACCGCAGCGATTTCGATTGGCTCGGTGGTTCTGATGTCCAAACCGCCCGTCTCAAAGTCAAAACAAATAATGATGTTGGTGGTCATTCGTCATCCCCCTCTTCGACTTCCTCGACCCAAAACCGCAGGACTTCGCCGTTGGACAGAATCTCGTGATTCAATGTGCAGGTTGGCGATTCAGCAGCGGCGATGAATGTGCCATCCAGCGTGATCTCCCCCCCGAATTTGATCAGGATCGCCTTGATGACATTGCCCATCTCCTCGGCCATGCGTTTCTTGGCCTCAGAAGCTTCAGCAAGGGCGTCCAACAAAGCCAGATTGTGTGCCACCATGCGCTTGGAAAGACCAACTTCTTCAGATTCTTCATCAAACACGGACAGACCCCCCCTTCAGCAAAGAAATAGCACCTTGCATCTTGTCGAGGGCTGCGACCCCCAAGATGTCAAACTTGACAAAGCCCATGGCTTCCAAGTCGGACATTTCCACACCGCAGATGCGACGGTTCGTAGACTTGTCAAATACCATAGGACAGCAGTCGGCCAACGATCTAGGCGCAATCACCACGCCAGCCGCATGTTTTGATTGATTTCGCTTAGTTCCTTCAAGACGGATAGCTTGGGCAAACTCTACGGCCAGAGGCCCTTCCAGTTGACCGCTGTCTCCGATGCGACACCAGGGAGCTAGTTCCTTGGCGTTGTTCTCCAAGGCCCACATCAAGATTGATGCTTCGCCTGTCTCCTCGCGCATTTCCTGAAGTTCATCAGAGATGGCTGCCTCGTCAGGAATATGGTCGGTAATCTTGTTGATTTCATCGAAAGTCCCCTTTTCATGCGCCCTTAAAACATCCTTGATGGCAGCACGCCCCTGTAGTCTAGAAAAAGTGACCATCTGGGCAACACGATCCTCGCCGTAGCGGTCGCGCATGTGTTGCACAACTTCATCGCGGTGCGAGATGGGGAAGTCGCAATCAATATCCGGCAGGCTCACGCGACCAGGCTGGTTGCGACCTGCGTTGTAAAAACGCTCAAACAGCAGGTTGTATTTGACGGGGTCAACATTGGTGATGCCGAGCAGGTAGCTGACCAGACATCCGGCACCAGAACCGCGTCCTTTGCCAACCAACCACCCCTGGCTCCTCGCCCAATCGCAATATTCAGACACGATCAGGAAGTAGGCAGACAACCCAGCCTCGGTGATAACCCCAAGCTCTTTCTTGACCCGATCGCCGTAGGCGACAAATTCAGGCGTGCCCTGAGCAGCGTGCTTCAATTTCTTTTTCCAGCCTTCACGACAAAGCTGACGCACATACTCGTCGGCACTCATGCCGTTGGGGCAGGCAAACTCAGGCAGCTGAGGTTTGGAAAGGATGTCATAATCCCCGCATAAATCGCTGATCTCCAGAGACGCATCAATTTCCTGAGGCGTGTGCAGGCCTTTCACCTCATCAAAATCTGGAATATGATAGCGATTAGACCTGAAGAAACCACCAAGAGAAACATCTTCTTGCTTGGATAATGCTGAGTGTATCGTAGGAAGAGTTGTTTGCATAGCAGAACAAAGCAGAACTCTTTGATCCGCAGCATCTTCGCTGGCTGGATAGTGGGCGTCTGGAGTAGCTAGCGTTTTAATGTTGTATTTCTTGGCAAAATGACGCAATGCCTTAACCGTCACGGCAGCGGCCGGAAGGTTGTCCTGATCGACAGCTTGGATCTCAATCCAAAAATTTTTGTCCCCGAACAGATTCCTGTATCGATTTGTAACTGCGAGAAGGCGCTTTTCCCAGTCGGAAGGCACCATTGCCCTGGCCTGCTCGTATGTCTGGCAGCCATAGGCAGCTTTGGGATTTTCAAACAAGGCATTGCAGAGGTCGCTACCAGGATGTCCAGAAAAAACGATGAACTTGCCGTCCGCATGTTTTGCCAGCAACTCCAAGTCCAGCCTAGGCTTGCGGTAAAAATGATTGGGGTCGTTCGAGTCGCTCGAGGCTTGAACGAGTCTCTTCCATCCCTCCTCGCCCTTTGCCAACACACACAGGTGCGACAGCGATCCATTCTCGGGGCGCTTGTCGTGTGCGGGTCCAGAACAAAGATAAAATTCCGACCCAAGGATCGGCTTGATATTTTTCTTGCGAAGGGCCTTGGAAAAAGCGGCGACGCCGGAAAGCGTGCCATGATCAGTAATCGCACAAGCCTTGTAGCCCAACTTCTCACATCTGCTAGCAATAGCATCAGGCTTGCTAAGCCCATCAAGCAAGCTATACATGCTGTGACAATGCAGCGGAACCCAACTCATTGACAACCCCCACCCCTGAAAGACAAAGACCAACCCCTACCCCTAAGCATCCCCGAAAAAATTATGGTAACGCACCGCATCCTTTAGCCACATATGAAAGGTGTCCATCTTGTCAAAATGACCGTTGACAGTCAGATGACCACGACTGTTGTATAACCTAGGGAAAAGAATAGCTGTTCCACCGTGCTCAAAAAAGCGTTTTGTGTTGACTTCGTAATCGTCTATCAGGATTTTGCCGTAACTGGCCATGAGGTGTTTGGAGGCGCCCACAACAAACCTACGCGAATAAGCCGGAAGATGTTTGTTGATCCAGGCAATCTTGCCCTCAACACACCCTGGCGTTGATGCTGGAGAAGTAGCTATTACTACTTTGTCGCCAAAAACCTCTTCCACGATCGACAGTACGGCATCGTGCTCTCTGGTCTTGGGTAGGTTGGCCCAGAAGTCGAAGCCCATAGGCTCCCAAAACTTCTTCTCGTTGTCGCCCTGGAAGCCTAGCTTGTGGTGAAAATCCCAACAGTCCACATCCTTGTGGGTGACCGGGAGCTTGTGGAGGGAGATGGCCCCGGCGGTAAAATCCGCCAGGACCCCGTCCAAATCCAAATAGCAGGTCAGCTTGGTCACCGATTGTCCCCGCTGCCCGTGATGGTGCCACGCTCTTTGCGACTGTTCAATTTGGCCAGATTGATCCTGGCCACTTCGTCAAGGGTCACTCCCAGATCGGTGGCGAGGTTGGCGACATACCAGAGGACATCGCCCAACTCGTCGATCAGCTGAGTCCGCTTCTCCTCAGTCATCCTTCCACCGTCGTCGCGCAAAATCTTCTTGGTTTTGTTGCAGACCTCACCGGCCTCCCCGGCCAGACCAAGAGCCGGATAGATCACCTTCACTTCGGGCGGGTAGATAGCAGTCGTGCGGGCATCCACCTGATAATTGGCAAGACTCATGGTTGTTCAACAAGCTCCTTCTGATCCGCGGCGTAGGTCGGGCCGTGGCCCAAATTGGTGAGTCTCTCTTGCCGCAAGAGGTCATCACTTCTCATAAAGCCCCTAAACTCATAGGGGCCTGGAAACTCGCCCACAATGAGCGAATACGCATCAAGATCGTCTGATTTGTTGGCCTTGCCGGGGACAGCCAAAAGGCGACCGCTTCTATAGCGAGTGGCCTTGACATCCACAGTGGTGCCACAGGGCAAAGTTGCGTCGAAGTCGGGGCGTTCATCCAGTTGCAAATCTGGATAAACATTGGTCATCTTGCAGAAAGCGATCTCGGCAGCGATTCCTTCCAGATCAGTTGTCTCGCAGTCCTGCGGCCCCACCTTGCCGTCTTTTGTGTTGGACTTCCTGTTTTGCATATATCTGGACTTTGCCAAGAACTTAGCCAATCTTTGCTCGGCTTCGTTTAATGTGATCTTAGTCCCGATTTTCAAATGACAGTTAGTCACGACACAACTCCCGAAGATACTACGGTTTGATTGGCGGTTTCGTCAACCCTTTCTGTTCTACCGCCACCAGACCCATATCCAGCCCAGGGTTCGCCCAGAGCGTATTTGGCAACAACCCGGTCGATGCCAAGTTGAACAATTTCGTTCCTGTAGTGTTGACAGGTCGAAAGACCAGACTCTGGATGTTCGTCATCAAAAAAAGAACAGAGGCGACTACATTTCCAGTTGTTTGGGTCGCGGTCAAGAATCCGGCTGGGAGCGTTGTCTCTTTTGATCTTCTCAAACTCACGACGGATCATCTGGAGGGTGTCGGGCAGATCGGATCGTTGCAGGCAGAGAGAATAAGGACCACCATCCTGCACAAAAAAGATCGTCATTAAGATATCATCGTCTGGATAAAGCTCGCACAATGCATAATGATATAGACGAAGCTGAAAATCTTCGTACATATCTTCGTATTCTTTTACCTTGTCTTTTACCCAGCATCGACGCTTGCCTGTTTTCCAATCGATGTATTCGATGAGTCCAGGCCTCACCCTGGTGACGAGATCCATCGTGCCACGCAAAATCAATTGGCCTTCGTAGCGACGGCCATCAGGCAGGGAATATTCGTACTTGGCCCAGTCGTGCGGCAGAGTGATTTCAAAATATTGCTCTGGCATGACAACATTGCGATTGACCGGAGAGAACATGCCGTCGTTAAACAGCAGGACATCCCAAGTCCATTGTTCACATTTTTTACGATCACCTTTGGTCCAGGGATGAATAGTCCGTTCTGGGTTGGTGTAGTGATCCCAACCAGCTTCTATAGCCAATTCCGGGGTGAAGGTGGCCGTATCAAACTCTTTTTCGACTTCTGGATCAGAAAAAGTTCGCTCTCTATTTTGATGCGCTAATTTTTTGCGGGCCAACAACTCCAGGGCCTTGTGAACAATATTGCCAGATTCTGCTTTTTTGCCGGATGGTTCCTTGTGTCCTAAGTTGCTTGTGATAAAGAACTTATGAGGACACCACCCGTAAGACCCAACTGAGCTGGATCGCAAAAAAGTGACGATCAACGGTAGCTCCTTCTCAGGGATTTTATGGCGGCTTCAAGCTGTTCTTCGCGAGACATGCCGATATTGTCTATCAACACATCAAAAGAATAGTCGTCTAAAGCATTTTCGCTAGTATGATTGTCACCTTTTTCACCTCGTGTTAAACCTATGACGATTCCACCATCTTCTTTGATGGCTTGGCACTCGTTGGGAAAACGCAGGTCGGCAACGACATAAATCCCTTTGGAGTCTGACTTTTCCTCGTATTGCGCAATTGCGTTCAATGTTGCGTCAATGTGAACTTTCGGGTACATTTTGCGACAGATTTCGGTGCCAAAATATTGCAGTACCTCCCGCACACTCATGACCCCGGAAGGTTTCGGATTCGTCATCAGCGGGTAGGTGGGCATATCCTCCCATTTCAGATGGGTGGGCTTTTCCTTGTCCTGCTGGGTGCCATAGACCAACTCAGCCTGAAGACCAAGCAGCTTGATGCACACTTCCTTGAGTGTGTCAGCCATATGGAAGACCTTGCCGCCGCCGAAATAACTGTTGATGCGGTAGGAACTTCTCACCAAATCCATGGCCAAAGTGTCTTTACCGGCACCCTTGCGTCCAGCGATTCCTATCAGCATTACTTGAGTCTCCCTAAAATCTCTTTCATTTCGTCGACAGACAAATCGGCAGGATCGCGTCCCTTGCCAGCCTGGGCTGAAAGCACTCGAAAAGACCGAGAAAGCTGGCCGATGATTTTTTGTGAAGCTATCTGGCCAGCCTCATCGTCATCCAGGAAGACGATCACACGGCTTGCTCCAGATGACTCCAGCAGGACTTGCTGGGCATCGCTCAAGGCAACGCCAAACAGTGCCACCGCATTGTGATAACCGGCTTCCCAAAGGCGCCAAACATCACAGGGGCCTTCAGTCAGGATGATGGTTCCGTTGCGACGAGCATCCCGAAACGCAGCAAACTGGTTGTAAAGGACGCGGGAGCGGGAGAACCCCTCGGAATGACGCCACTTTGGCTGCATGTCCCCGATGGCCCGGGCAGAAAAACCAACGGCCATGCGGCCCGTGTAGTCATAAACGGGGACAACAGCGCGGCCAGCAAAAGGCCCCTGCTTCGTGTCGCCGACATCGAAATGGTTCAAGACCTCCTGGCCAAATCCGCGCCCCTGGAAGAACTTGCTGGGTATCTCCATCCGGGATCGGACAAGATCACGCCCCCATTTGCCCACGGGACCGCTCTCGACCTGCATGATCCGGGTTGCCGTGACGAATTCCCGCTGACTCTTGTCAACCTGGGGTATGTCTGCCCCCGGGGCAATCGCCAACAGAGCCGAAAGGAACTTCTCGGTTTCTGCGACCGTGGCGACCTTGTCTCCTTCAGCGACCCACCCGTAACGCTGGCGGGACAATGCTCCCCGCACAAACCCGAAAGTGTCATCCCGGAAGACTTTCTCGCAACCACGAGTGAAGCATTGCCAGTAGCCCATTGAGGCGTTGTAGTAAACCCTACAGCCGGTCGGGTTGTCGCCACCATGGACTGGGCATGCCGTAAAGAAGGAATTCTCGGCAGGCTTGTACTCCAGCCCGAGGGCGTCAAGAACAGTCTCCAGCTTTTGGGTGGCGGCAGCTGCTATTTTGCGCAGCCGCTCAAAATTCTGCGGACTCTTGGGTGGGATTGTCGAAGCCTGACCGCGTGGGTTTGCTTCGGAGTAGTCCGTTCCGCGTCGGTCCTTCCTTGAGTCTGCCATATTCGTACTGCCCCTGAATGTTGATGTAATCCCCACCATCAAGACCCTTGCCGTGCCGAGACACCACCGGAATGAGCTTCAGGTTGTACCTGACCCCGTCCGGACCCACACCCTCTTCGGCCATTTCCTCCTGGGACTTCCACTTGTAGATGCTGAAATTTGAGCAGAGCCAGATGATGCGGTCGGAACCGCTGGCCGTGCTTGTGTCCTCGGCGTTGATGCCGTCCCGGTTCAACTGGACAAAAGCCAAGACAGGCACCTGATAACGCACCGCAAAATTGTGCAAGTTAGTCATCAGGAAACCCAAC